CACCTTTCTGTTTAACTTTTTGTTTTGCTAAGAATTTAGCTAAATCTTCTGGTGTACCTAGAGCATTAACTGCAGAATTTTGTAAAATTAATGCAGAAATATCTGATGGCATACCTAATTTAACTAATAATTGATAAGCATTGATATCTGGCATTTGTGGATTAACTTCTTTAAACGATTTCAATAATTCTGCAATGTCACTATATTTGCTAATAACATCAGCTGGAATTTGAATAGGTTCATTCAAAGTTACTTTAACATCTAATTTACTTACATCATAACCAGCATGGGTTAAGATATTTTCAACTAAATACATCATACCATCAATCAAACCTTTCTTTAATGGTATCAATGCACGTTTTAATTTTAAATCTTGAGCTTCTAAAGTTTGAGCAGTAGTAATAACATCTTCACCTACCAAATAACCTTTAGGAAGCTTAGAATTGTTATAAATTTTATCTTTAAAGTAATCTACATCTTCTGTACTACTTAAATCAATATTTGCTTCAATATGATCAACATCAACCTTTGTACCATCTGCTGCTTTAGGTAATGTTAAAATGGATGTAGCACCAGGAATCTTACGTCCAGCTTTAGCACCAGGAGCATCTGTAAAGATTGAATTTAAATAATTGCTTCTAAATTCATTCATATATCCATAAGAATCTGTAATGGCAGTATCTCTAGGAATTGGTACCCAGAATACTAATCTTTGAATCTTACTTGCACGAGAAATACCTAATAAAGTTTCTAATGTAGATAATTGATCAAATGCAGATCTCATAGACCATAGCATTGATTTACCATATGGTTCTGTAATTTCATCTGCTAATAAGAAATGTACAAATTGCCACGGTTGCCATATATTAGTAATAGCATTTGCACCGGTAGTTTGAGGACGAGCTACATATGTATTTTCATCTGTCGTTTCATAATTAACTACATTTGAATATTCATCAATATTTACTTTAAAATATTTTGGATTTACAAAACGAATATTCAAATCTTCTAATACATCAATCTGTGTAAAATCCGGATGTTTTTCACTATCTAACCATTTATTTAAATAAGGATAATGTAAAACCATGCCATAATTACCGTATTTAGCCAGTGATCTAGTAATATTTGGTAATTTCTGGTAAATTTTATTTTTATATAATATTTTTTCAATTAAGCCTTGAGCTTTAGGATCTGAGATGGTAATTTTTAATGGGTTATCTGTAAATCCTTGTGATAATACTTCTGCTACATATGTATCCAAAATAGTACCAACTTCGGCTAAGTTTTCATCCATTAAATCAAAAGTTTTATAAGCAGCTAATAATGTTGCATAATTTTTATTATAATAAGTATATGTTTCCATAAAAGAATCATATAAACTTATATTATCATCTGTAAAATTATTATACTTTTGTGCTAATGGAATAGATACATAGTTACCTGATTTGGTTTGTCCGATTGCAAATCCATGTTTTTTAGCTAAACCTTTTAAAGTATTATATGAAATACCAGGATTAGTAACAAACAATGTATTACTATCTTTATCATAAGCAGAATTTTCTAATAATGTTTTACTTAATGTTTTAAATATTGAATTTGCCATTGTTTAAACCTTATTCTTCCCATTCTAGATTGACATGAATATCAAAGAAGTTTTTAGTTATGGAATCGACACATTTAATAATACCAGATTGATACACCAGTAAAATAAATCCTATTGAATAATTATCAGATAAGATCTGTTCAATAGGTTTAACAATTTGAATTCCTTCTGAAGGTGTATAATCAAATTCTGCCCATTTATTATATATCAATCTACCACTAACAAAAGTTAAAACAGGATATTCTTTTTCCCATTCATCAATTAAAGTAGTATCAATTAAAATTCCAGAAGGGGTATCTGTAATACTATTAATTTGTAATACATCACCTCTTGCAAAGGGTTTATCACAAACAATTCGAGTTAATTTACTACGCATCCAAAAACAAAAATCATTTTTGCCATCTATTTGTGATTTAGACGAAGCGTAATAACTGATAACACGAATAGGGTATTGTATATTAGTAATCATTTAAATTAGTTCTTTATGCTTGTTTTTTAGCCATTTAAGGATTGTTTTACACTAACGCCTTTTTTAGTTTTTTTGGCAACAGCTTTTTTGCTTTCATTGATTTTTTGAACAGCTTCATCTTCTGTCATTTCATCAATATTACCAACAACTTCTTCTACAACTTTACGTGTAGATTCTGTCATAACAATGCGTTTTTTCTTTTTTGAAAAGTTAATAAAATCTGTCATGTTAGATCCTTTTTATTTATTTGTTAATTGTAAACGAATTGCATTTGTATTAATAATTACAGTATCACC